CCATCGTGGTGATGAGTTTAGCATGGTCACGATACTGACTTGCCCTAAGTGTGACAGCATGGTAGAAGTGTTCTACCCTGTAGAATGGTAAAGGAGAATGACTATGCCTAGAACAATTGAATTACAAGATGATGAGATTGCAATCGTGTGGTCAGCCGAAGATGTAAAACAAGAATGTGGATGGCTGACAGATGACCAATCTTGTGACGTACTCAATGCCATAGAGCATAGACATGATGCTTGCATTGGTATTAATTGGGAAGTGATACACTACACTGCAGAGTGGATGTATCCAAACGATGTAGACTTAGCACTAGAGGTGGAAGAAACATGGATAAGGGAGACTGACAATGATTAAAGGTAATACACTATGGCTACAGCTAACACGCAACGAAGCCAACGCCATCATGGTAATGCTAGATAGTGATATAGAGAACACCCATGATGTGTGTGGCATTGACCTCAACGATTGGGAAACGCTAGACCTAGAAGCATACAAGCTGCTGGCATTTCATAAGTTCAAGACATGGTATTGGGAGAATTGCGGTGATTAAACTATACAACCTAATCATGGACAGTAAACACAACCCACTGTCCTACATACCTGATACAAATACACGGCACATGGTCATGCAGTTGCTGGCTTGGATGTGGTGTATTATCTTTGGAATGTCTGTCGGCTCTGTCACTGTGTTTGGTATCAGTGCCATAGCACATGCCTTGCTGATAGCAGGTGTGTTCATTACGGCAGGTGTATTTGAAACAGCAAGACGCAAGCCTACCTATTTCGGTGGGCTAGGCAGAGGCAATGGAGGTGAGCATGAATAGTAATGAAATCAAAGGGATACAGTTATCCCAAGCAGTTAAGTGGAGTGGGCAGGACATCTTTGAGGTAGCGTCTGCTGCCTTTGAGGATGCCAACTACCACAGTTTCAATGAGGTATTTTATGCCGCATGGACAGAGTATCAGAAGGAGTTAGAAGATGGCTAAAAAACTAGAGAACATGACACATGATGAACGCATTGCTTATTGGGAAAATGTGCGTGAGAAGGAACGCATTGACCGTAGAAACCGGATAGGTAAGCTGTCTCTTGACCAGCGAGTTGCGGTCATCAAGATATACCAGATGCTAGATGAGGTGCTAGAGACTGCCCTATATCCTGACATGGGCGGCATCAAATGTGTGACAGCCTATGACTTGCAGGAATTGTCCGATGCAAAGGACAAGCTGCGCTATGAGTTTAACCTAGACAGCCGTGAACACGGTTGACAGTTTATATCTTATATGATATAACTGCACCTTCACTAACATAAAGGAGAATTGATATGCTAGAATATATCCCTGAGAACTTAGACTTTGACGTAACCTTTGAGCCTACTCGTGTAGTTGACAAGCAGTACGTCATTAACAATAATACTGGCGAACCTATTGCTATAGTTGGCAAAGACTTTTCTAAAGGAGTTAGGTCACATGGTGACTTTTATCGTGACATCATGGGGAGAGTGACAGACAATCTTTCCTCACATGAGATAGAGGGGGCTAGTATTGTGTGGCGTGATGCTCACAACAACGGTTGGGCTATGATGGACATGACCTTGCCTAACATGAAGCACACCATCGTTACGCCAAAGCATGAGACAGAGATTGCACAACGCATAATTGCATTGCATGGTGTGGATGGTACGTGTTCTAACACGGTACTGTTTGGTGCTATCGACTTCTTCTGCACCAATGGCATGATACGTGGTGAGCATGACAAGGTGAGGCGTAAGAACACTAGCGGTTTTAACCTTGATAGATTTGGTGAACAAGTACAAAAATCTAATAACGATTTTAAAAATTACCATGCGCAAATACAACGATGGGCTAACAAGTCTCTGTATGTAGGAGATGTCAAAGCTATGCTTGAATCGCTTGACAAAGGCAAGGCTGATGGATTGTTTAAGTTGTACAATCAAGAGGCTGGTGTGCGTGGTAACAATGGCTTTGCGCTGTACTCTGCTTTCACAAACTATGCAAGCTATGCTGATGAACGTAATGGTTTCAAGCTACGTAATACTGGTAAAGACACTGCCGCTAAGAATATGTGGGAGCGTGAAGAAAAAGTAACACGTTGGATTGAAAGCAAGCAGTTCAAGGAGTTGTTAGCAGCATGAAGACTGTGCAGCAGTTAGTTGACAAGTACTATACATCCAATGATTTCAGTATGTTACGAGACAGAACTAAGAAGGACTATCAATACTTTCTTGGTGTAATGTGTGACAGTTTTGGAGATGTAAACTTTGACAAGCTGTCTAGCAAGCAAGCTAAACACGCTTATGAAGAGTGGGTTGTGCGAGGCATCAGCTTCGCCAACCACATCTGCACTGTGTCATCCATCGTGTTTCGTTATGCTATTGACATGGAGTATGCACAGATCAACCCCTTTGCCAGTGTTAGGCGCAAGACACCGCCACAACGTAAGGTTGTGTGGACAGAGGATGATGTTCGTCAATTCCTTGACACTGCCTATGGTGAGTTTCAGTGGCGCAGCATTGGCTTGATAGTACATATGGCATATGATTGGTGTCAGCGACTAGGTGATATGCGCCTGTTGACTTGGGATAACTTTGACTTTGCCAATAGAAAGCTATCCCTTGAGCAGTCCAAGCGTAGGTCACAGGTAACATTGCCTATTGAAGATGACCTATACGATATGCTGATACATCAGGAGCAAGACTTTGGCTTTCAACAGTACGTTGTTCCTCGTACAATGCCTGTACAGGGGCAGTACCAGCCTTACAGCATAGAGAGACTGTCTAAAGCAGGAAGGGCTGTCATGCGTGAAGCTGGGCTGTCTGAAGAGCTACGACTAATGGACTTGCGCCGCACTGGTACTACACAAATGGTTGAGGCAGGTGTATCTATGGGACAAATCATGTCGGTTACAGGACACAGTAACCCACAGTCGGTTAAACCATACATGAAAAATACGTATGCCTCTGCAAATAATGCATTGACAACTCGTAAAGCGTATGGTAAAAGCACTTAACTGCCGCAGAGAAAGTGATATAGTTATGAACATATATAATATAGTAAATGATTTAGATATACCTAATGGTCATACAAAGAGAATGGCCTGTCCTAACTGTGGGCAACGCACATTCACGGTGACTAACAATATGGGTAGCCTATTATGGAACTGCTACCGTATGTCTTGCGGTGTCAAGGGTGGAACTCGTGTCCACATGACAGTAGATGACATACGTTCCGGCTTGGGTAATGCCCAACAGTTTGCAGAAGCTACACCATTTGAATTGCCTACATACATCATACCCCATCGTGAGAATGTATACATGAACAGGTGGTGTGATACGTGGGGATTAGACATAGATGAATTAGGTTTGTTGTATGATGTAAAGGAAAGCCGTGTGGTATTCCCTATCATGCACGAAGGTAAAATGGTAGATGGGACTGGCAGGTCACTGTCGGGGCAGCGTTTACCTAAGTGGAAAAGATATGGAAAAAGTGGCTTGCCTTACACCGCTGGGTGTGGTAAAGTCGCAGTAGTTGTTGAGGACTGTGTGAGTGCAGCCGTTGTTGGTTACGGTTCCTTTGTCGGGGTTGCGCTTCTAGGCACATCGTTGCAAGAGGCGCATAAAGGGTATCTTGCACAGTTCTCAACAGCAATCATAGCGTTAGACCCCGATGCGCTACCTAAGACATTACAGATGGCAAAGGAACTACGAGGACACGTGAACGATGTTCGTGTACTCAGACTAACTGATGACTTGAAATATCGTAACCCCGAAGATATGGAGAAGCTAAATGGAATTATCACTGATTAGAAGTTTAATGGATAAAGGTTTCTACGATGATCATCGTGGTTCCAAATGTCCTGATCGTTTGTTCAGTAGTGATGTGCGAAAGATTAAGAAAGCTATCGACACTGCTATGGACAAGTATGATCGTACCGTATCGCCGGATGAGATTGAGGCATTATTTATGTCTAACAATCCAACTCTGACTACGGCACAGAAAGCGTCTTACTCTAGCCTGTTTGGGCAGATTAAGCGTGAACAACCTATGGGTAGTGACATAGCACAAGAGGTGCTGTCCAAACTATTCCAGCAGGTTATTGGAGAAGACGTTGCGAATATCGGATTCGATATGGTCAACGGTGATGCTGCCACACTGGAAGCATTGCGCAACTTGCTTGAGAGATATGGTGATGACTTTATCCCCAACCTGAACATAGAATGGGATGACATCAGTATCGAAACTCTTATGGCAAAGGCTGAGTTGGAAGCTAAATGGACTTTCAATTTACCATCAGTCACCCGCAAGATTGAGGGTGTTAGTGGTGGTCAGCTTATCGAAGTAGGTGCTAGACCCAACACTGGTAAGACATCCTTTCATGCCAGCTTGATTGCTGCGCCGGGTGGGTTTGCCTCACAAGGTGCTAGGTGTATTATCCTATGTAACGAAGAGCCTACTCACCGTGTCGGTGCTAGATACTTGACAGCAGCGGCTGGAATGACAGCACGAGAGGTGCGAGATGACATGGCGAAAGCCAAGCTAATGTACGAACCTGTGATGAACAACATCAAGATTAAAGATGCAGGTGGTAGAGACATGGCTTGGGTTGAGTCTGTATGTAAATCATTCAAGCCTGACATTCTAGTACTAGACATGGGTGATAAGTTTGGTGTGGCAGGTAACTATGCCAGACCAGATGAGGCGTTAAAGGCTTGTGCTATCTACGCTAGGCAGATTGCTAAGACCTACGACTGTGCTGTGTTCTATATGTCACAGTTATCTGCAGAGGCAGAGGGTAGGTCACAGCTTAACCAATCAATGATGGAAGGCTCACGTACAGGTAAGGCTGCTGAAGCTGACCTAATGATATTGATTGGTAAATCACCTAGCGTAGAAGGACAAGAAGAAGACAGCCCCTTACGTCACATTAACATAGTCAAGAACAAGTTAAATGGCTGGCATGGCATGGTCAACGTAGAACTTAACTACCAGACTGCGAGGTACGAGGGATGAGAAAACAATTCAATGAAGCCCTGCATGGCAAGCATGACAAACCTGCACGTGTTCGTACTATGGAATACATGCAGATAAAGGGGTATGAGATATGGGAGAACCCTAATCCATATGGGCAAGACTTGATTGCTGAAGGTAGCAAGGGTAAGTTCTACGTGGAGTGTGAAGTAAAGACAGTGTGGAGTGGTGCGGTGTTTCCCTATGACACATTGCAACTACCAGAACGTAAGTCAAAGTTCTTCAATGCACCCACGTTGTTCTTTGTGTGGAATAAAGAGTTATCAAATGCTCTTATGTTTAAGTCCGAAGATGTTAAAGACTTGACACCAGTGGAAGTATCGAATAAATATATAGCTTCTGGTGAAATGTTCTACCAGATTCCACTAACCCTGACAGGAAAAGTAAGGATGGATAGATATGAAACTAACACTTGATGTAGAGAATACGGTAACGCACCGTGGTGGTAAGATGCACCTTGACCCCTTTGAGCCTAACAATTCATTGACTATGGTTGGTATACTGACTGACCAAGGTGTTGAGCAGCACTTCCCCTTTGACCATGACGAACATCTCAGTAGGCGTGATTATAGTGACCGTGTGCAATGGTTTCTTGACCAAGCTACTGTACTCATCTGTCATAACGTAGCACATGATTTGCTATGGCTATGGGAGTCCGGCTTTAAGTATGATGGCCCAGTGTTTGATACTATGCTTGTCGAGTATGTCTTGCAGCGTGGGCTAAAGGAACCTCTATCACTAGAGGCTTGTGCAGAACGCTACGACTTAGATACTAAGAAGCAGGATACATTGAAGGAGTACTTTAAGAAGGGCTATAGCACACGTGATATTCCGCTAGATGAACTGACTGAATATCTATCCGCTGACCTTCACGCTACTCAGCAACTTGCTGATAAGCTATGGCGTAGGCTTAACTCACCTGCTGATGCAGGGCTGTTGTCTACCGCACGACTGACTAACCGTGTAGCTAAGTGTCTGACTAAGATATATCAGACAGGCTTTGCTGTTGACTTGACCAAGCTAGACGAGGTGCGTGATGAGTTTGAGAATGAGAAGCGTCAACTTACAGACGACTTACAAGCTCATGTACGTAAGCTTATGGGTGACACACCTATCAATCTAAATAGTCCAGAGCAATTGTCTTGGGTTATCTATAGCCGCAAGGTTATGGACAAGCAGTATTGGGGCAACGCTATTGACCCCTACATGGCAGACGCAGACTTCCGCAGCCTGATTGCTGGTTGCACTGAAAAGATATACAAGACTAAAGCAGAACAGTGCCGTGATTGTAATGGTACAGGCCAGATAAGAAAGGTAAAGAAAGATGGAACACCATTTGCTAGAACCACAAGCTGTAAGAACTGTAGTGGGCGGGGTTATCTGCTTGTACCTACTATGGATTTGGCGGGGCTAAAGTTCAAGCCCCCCGCATCTAAGTGGGCAAGTGCCAACGGCTTCAGTACCAGTAAGCAGAACCTAGAGTTGCTAGAGTCTGCTGCCAAACAGCGTGGCATGACGGATGCTGTGGACTTCTTATACAAAGTACGTAGGCTCAGTGCGGTTGATACGTACCTGTCATCCTTTGTTGAGGGTATCAGTACACATACCAAGCAGGATGGCAAGCTGCATGTGCGTTTACTACAGCATCGCACAGCTACAGGCCGCTTCTCTGGTGCTGATCCAAACATGCAGAACATGCCACGTGGCGGTACGTTCCCTGTAAAGAAAGTATTTGTGTCACGATTTGATGGTGGTAAGGTAATGGAAGCTGACTTTGCGCAGCTTGAGTTTCGTACTGCCGCTTACTTATCACAAGACGAGGTAGCAATTGAAGAAGTATCTACTGGATTTGATGTACACTCATACACCGCTAAAGTTATTAGTGATGCTGGTCAGCCTACGAGTAGACAGGATGCGAAAGCGCATACGTTTGCTCCACTCTACGGCGCAACAGGATATGGCAGAACAAAAGCAGAAGCAGAATACTACACACACTTCACCAAAAAGTACCAAGGAGTTGCCGATTGGCATTCCCGACTGGCTAAAGAAGCTGTGAACACACAAAGAATAACCACGCCTAGTGGTCGTGAGTTTGCGTTCCCTGATGTGGTACGTAAATCTACCGGGCGTGTCTCTCACTTTACACAGATAAAGAATTACCCTGTGCAATCATTCGCTACAGCAGACATTGTGCCTATTGCATTGCTGCATATTGATGACTTGCTAGAGGGCATGCAATCATGTATAGTGAACTCAGTGCATGACAGTATTGTTATTGATGTACACCCTGACGAAGAAGCGCAGGTTATCAATGTCATAGCTGCTACTAATGATGCACTACCTGAACTCATCACTTTACGGTGGGGAGTTGACTTCAACGTACCTCTATTATTAGAGGCAAAGATAGGCCCGAATTGGCTTGACACCAAGGATGTAACCTGATATAACTATCCATTCCACAACTGAAAAGGAGTTAATAAACATGAACGATATTACAACGATTGATACTAATAACTACGCTGAAATGGCAAAGGCTATGGGTCTTGCAAATGAAGCACCAGCACAAAAGAAACAAGGAATGTTCCTTGCTCGTTTGCGCATCAACCATTCACCTATCCTTGGTTCGGATACTATCAAAGTCAAGGGTGGCACATACAAGCTGGAGATTCCTGATGGCCCTACGTATTACGCAGAGTCTGCAGTTATGCGTCCATTCATGCAACGCTTTATGTACAAGAAGTTTATCATGGGTAGTGGTGCTATTCCTAATCGTTATGTCAAGACTGTTATGGCTGATACCCTTAACATGGACTTGAAGGATAATGATGGTGGCTTTAACTGTGGTAAGCCTTCTGGTTGGATTGAAGACTTCAAGTCATTGCCTGATGCAACTAAAGAACTCATTCGATCAATCAAGCGAGTACGAGTGGTGCTTGGTACAGTTGAATTGATTAAGCCAAAGGATGCAGATGGTAATCTTGTAGACTTGGATGCTACTCCATTCATCTGGGAAGTAGAAAACCGTGACGCCTTCAAGACTATAGGTGGTGTATTTACACAGCTTGCCAAGATGAAGCGTCTGCCTGTGCAGCATAATGTTACCTTGAATACAGAAGAGCGTAAGCTTCCTAACGGTAATAGCTTCTACTTACCTACTACCTCATTGGATGTAACCAATACAGTTGAGTTAACACAAGATGACCAAGAAAAGTTTGCTGACTTTATGTCTTGGGTGACTAACTATAATGAGTACATCATCAATACTTATGCAGAGAAAGCGTCAACTAAGAATGATGTAGCTCTGGATGAGGTAGACATTGACGGTGTAGTTGATGTTGAATTTGAAGAAGAGGTAGCATAATGAACCACCCTGCTGAACTGGCATTGCATCAGTATCTTGAAGATGCTGTAAAAGGCAAGACAAGTATATCACAAGACACCATCAAACAAATTGGTGACGATGTGATGGCTGCTGCAAAACGCCAGTTTGGTGGGGGTAACAAGCGTGACAAGTTCGGCCTACGTATGTCTAATGTAGGTAGGCCAACTTGCCAACTCTGGTATGATAAGAATAAACCGGAGTTAGCGTTACCCTTTCCAACAACATTCGTAATGAACATGATGATCGGAGACATTGTAGAGGCAGTGTTCAAAGGCATCTTAACAGAAGCAGGAGTTAATTATGAGGACACGGACAAAGTTACTCTTGATCTTGGTGACGATAATGTTTCTGGTAGTTATGATCTTATCCTTGATGGTGCAGTTGATGATATTAAATCAGCTTCAGACTGGTCATACAGAAACAAATTTGAATCCTTTGACACTCTTGCCAGCGGTGATGGCTTTGGCTACGTAGCGCAGCTTGCGGGATACGCTAAAGCCTCAGACAAGAAGGCAGGTGGCTGGTGGGTAGTAAACAAAGCCAATGGCGCATTCAAGTATGTACCAGCAACAGGACTTAACGTAGATGCAGAGGTGTCAAAGATAAAAGAAACAGTGAACAAGGTAAAGGAGAATAGATTTGAAAGATGCTTTGAACCAGTACCAGAGAAGTTTAGAGGTAAGGAGACAGGTAACAAGATACTTAATGATGGCTGTCGTTTCTGTTCTTATCGTTTTAGCTGTTGGCCTACTCTAGTAGAGAGACCTGCCGTAAAGTCACAGGCTAAGAACCCACCAATTGTAAATTATATTGGTGATGTCATTGCCTAACGCAAAACAATTTAGAGCAGCACGAAAGTATGGGTATCGTAGTGGTCTTGAACTAAAGGTATCTGACTATCTCAAAGAACTTAACGTAGACTTCTTATATGAGAAAGTTAAGATTGAGTGGGAAGACCTAGCGTACAGGACATACACACCTGACTTCGTGCTGTCTAACGGAATCATTATTGAAACAAAAGGCATGTTCACTGCAGCAGATAGACGCAAGCACCTTGCTATTAAGAAACAACATCCTAATTTAGATATTAGGTTTGTGTTTGAAAGTAGCAGACGTAAGTTACGTAAGGGTGCTAAGTCTACCTATGGTGAATGGTGTATTAAATATGACTTTAGATACTATGACAGGATTATCCCTGAAGACTGGTTAAAGGAAAAGGGTAAGAACAAACACCCAAAGTTTATTAAGTTTGGTGGCACAAAAGTAAAAAGGAGATAGGTATGGACATAAGAGATAAGATAGCTAAAGAAGTACAGAACGAAGACTTACTCATACGTGTCAGGCCATTCGCTGATAATGACGGTAAGTGGACAGGTGAAGTTGACATATCTATAATGGCTATGCCTGACAACCCTATGGATGATGAGGATTACTATCAAGTAATGCACTTTGCTAAGATGATGTGTGCTACTGTGCCTGTAATGGAAGAGGTAGAGGATTTAAGAAATATAGTACACGAGTATGTACTTAAAGTTATTGACAACGAAGATGATATTGAGGTAGAACTAGAAGATGAAATAGCAGTAGAGAAAACATATGATGGTAATGTAATACACCTTAACTTTAATACTAAGACAGGAGGTTCAGCATGAGTAGACACGAGGATTACATGAAGATAATGACAGAGCGAGAGCAAGCAGGTAAGGAAGCCTACAGCGGTAACGTACTTGATATGGTCAACAGCCCACCTCACTACAACCAGACTGGCATTGAGTGCATCCATGCTATCTCTGCTGCCACTGACAAAGGGTTCAGGTACTACCTGCAGGGTAACATTATGAAATACCTCTGGCGTTTTGATTACAAGGATAAACCCATAGAGGATTTGCAAAAAGCCAAGTGGTACTTGGACAAGTTGATTGAAGAGGTAATGGCAGATGGCAAGAGTTAAACTGTTCATTACTATAGACGTGGATGAAGAAGAGTATCCAATAC